TTTATTATAGTGGTGTAATCATTATCGTCAGAAGGCGGTAATAATATACAAACAACAAATCCTAGGGTATCAGATTTAAAACCATCGTGAATTTGTAAACCAAAATCAGCAGCATATTGTTCCTCAATTCCCGTAGTTCCTCCTAAACTTCCCGAACCGGCTTGTAATCCTCTTATTGTAGTATTGCTTCCAGCAACATCGAATAATTTTGCGTAATCATATCCGCAGTTATTTATCGAAATTCTATTAGAAGTTGGTAATAATGATACTATGAAATTATAACTACTGTTTTTACAATACAACCTAGAGAAATCCATATCGGTATTACTACCCGTTAAGGAAAGCAACTCCCGACTTTTGAAATTCAAGTCATCAGGATTATCTATCATTCCGATACATCGGAATTTTACTCTAAAACAATCTGTAAAATTAAAAATTCTATACGTAGAAGGACCTAATATCTTCCATCCTCTAATAACTATGTCTTTAGCATTTTCCATAAGTAGCGCATTGTATACGCCCGTAGGATTAGCATAATCCTGTTCTGATGCCGCAATAATATTTTCTACAGTTACGTCATTGCAATCTAAAATTCCTAATACTTTGGCGGCGTTATGTATGTAAGCGCTAATTCCAACACAATTCTCAAAACTAATATTTTCACACCTTCTAACGTAATAACAATATAAAGTATAGGCCGAACCATAAGCACTTCCGCCAATTATAGATATACAATTCTTTATTAATACGTTTGCCGCCGTAGTAGCGCCTAAATAAGAATTAGTAGCGTATGCTTGAACAACCAAGCAATCATTTACGTCGGCCCCTAACATACAATCAGAAAGATTTAAAGCATTAGCGCCAACAGCTACCGCAAAAGGATCGCATATTAAAACGCAATTATTAAAAATTTGTTTCGATACACAACTAGAAGATCCAATTGCTACCGAAGCGCCTACGTAATCTGCGTAATAATATTTTCCATTCGCAGTTCCTAAATAAGAACTTCCTACGTTGCAAACACTTAAATCAACCTTGCCGGCTCCCGCCATTACTATTTCATATCTATTATTTTCGGAATTAGAGCCGTCTTGATAAGTATTCCCGCTAGAATAACTTGATAAATCAGAAGTTGAAAAGTGTACATTCGGGACTTTTATGTCGCATCCACTAGGCGGTACAAAACCGCCACCAACGCTTGATCCCATAGTTAAAGTATTAGATTGATACGTGTGTTCGAATACAAAGCCTGCCAAATGGTGATTAAATGTACTTATATAACTAGAGCCATTCGCAACAGCATTAGCAAATTCTTGGTAAACACCGGATTCTTTAATATCCCCGCTTGCATTCGCAACTTGTGCCGTCCACGTTATTTGATAATCAGGACCATCATTATCAATTATTTTTCTTATTTCTATTGCGTCGTTATCTATTAGACTTCCGGTTAAAAATTTAACTACAACATAAGTAGATTGTACTTCGACAATTCTACCCATCACTAAATCATCAGAAGTTTTATATAACCAATCGTCTACTTCTGGCGTAACTCCGGAATCGTTATCGAAATCAATTCTCCTGCCGGTTTCAACCCATATAGCAGGCATTAAATCTTCAAGAGTTCCTCCCCAATAAGAAGATAGGCCGAGAGCTTGGCTATTAGAACCATCAGTAGTTCCTATAGAATACCAATCTCCATCAACTTCCAATGTCCCTTTTGCGTATATATTGATTTCTTCTAAATATTCTCCACAGAAATTAATCAAATTCCCAGAGATTATATTTTTACCATCTATTAATAATTTCCCATCGTTAATATTTATTTGTCCTATTAACACGCTTGGTGTTTGCGTACATGTTACAATCGCACCGCTATTTATGGTTAGATTGTCTCCGTCCGTCATAGGACCAGCAGCGATAGCTGCTTCTAAAGTCATATTTGTTGTGGCGGTATAATTGGCCATAATTACGCATCCGAAGTACGTATGATAGTAATTGAACCGCCAGAAGTTCCTAGTGTTGCCGTAGACTCAAACGGTTTAATTGGCGTTCCCCCTCCATCTCTTGCTTTGATAATTAAACTTCTATCGCTTTGATAAACTCCTGTAAACGATAGAGATGTTGAATCCGCTAACTTATCTATATAAGATATCCATACGTCATCCCCATTAGAACACGCTGGAACTCCTGAACAACCCGTAAAAGAAGAACCTGACCAACCGGTATATGTTACCTTTGAATAAGTTGAACCATTCCAAACTCTAAAAGTTCCTGTAGTAGGAGTATCACCAGGAATGGATTCTTGTACGGTAAAAGTAGCCTCTGCGCCCGAATAATTTCCGCTTGCAGACAATTGATCTTCTTCTATTGCCCCGCCCGATTCCGGACCTACTAAAACGTAATCCTCGCCAGAAACTAAACCTAGTACGTAGAATGTAACATTATTAGGAGGCGTTCTCTGTGTATCGGTTAAATCCGTAAGTCGATCGGAAGAAGAAAGGTCGGCCGCTTCTACACCAAGACCGTACGAACCTATTATTGCCGTTCCTGTTGATTGTATCCCCGAAGGTCCTGCTATTGAAATCGACCTTTCGGTGACAGTAGTATTAACATCACACGTAGCTGACGAGTCAGTACCAGTAATTGTTACGCCATCGGTAGGCGCTACCCCCGTAAGTATCTGTACCCACATCTTCGTAGGCGCCGTAGGGCTGTTTATCGCAAGCATTTGTCCGGTGCCCGTAGACCAAGACACAGGTTCTACTGCGTTGAAAGTCCCTGTAGGGGTATCCACGTTTATTTCATGCGTTATACCACGAAATAAATCACCATTCAATCCGTACACAGTAGAACTAGTTCCCCTTCTGGTTAACCATTTTATACGTTCGTACAAATCATTTATAGATTGTGTATCTCTGTTCCATTCGGAATAATAATACTCATCAGAACTGTCTCCGTTAACGTCTATAGCGCGATAACCTTCGGTATTGGTTATATTAGTCCAACCAGACACCGTACCTGCCGCTGTTTGATTATTTAAATCACTAGTATGAGTAAGCGCTAAAACATTAACTCCTCTGCTTGTTCCGTTTATCTTGAATTCGCCATAAGTATAATTGAATTCGCGATTCATCCCTATTAGACGTCTTCCGTCTATATCCGTTCCACTACTTCTAACTTGTAACATAAATTGGTGAGATATTCCGGACGCTACATCCCTATTTAAGCCTTTTGTGCTTTCTCCGTTTGGTACGGAATTCCAAAAATCGTTAGCAAAAATAGCACCATTTTGCATTATTTCTATATGTATTCCTTCAGTGCCGTAATTTGCAATTCCATCCCATATATCATCTCCGTCATTTTGAATTATTGAGCCGCCATAAAGATGTTCTGATGCCTCTTGGTCTATGTTATAACCATTAGCAAGAGTTATAATCGTGTCGTATTGTTTATCAGATGGCGGCGGCTTAGTTATGTCTAATAAATCATCGCCTGTCGAAGAAGCATCATCGGCTAAATCTTGTAACCATCTATGGAATTCTAATACAGTATAATATCCTGCTCCTACTGCTTCGTGAGCAGCGCCTTCGTATCTAATGTTTTTACTAGAATCGATAGAAAAATCATCACCAATTGCCATATCAAACTCCTATCATTTCGACGATATTCGTCTATAAAATTATATATCTGTTTCGCTTGATGCCAAAATTATCCTAGAAGCAGGTTGGCGCTTATATTGTGTGATAGATATATTTGTTTTCCCCGCCTTACAAAACAATTTTTCTCCAATTATTATTTTGTTGTCGTCAATCTTGCTTGCCTTTTCTACGTTGAATTTTACATCATCCGTATGCGGTCTAATCAACGTACAATGACTAGTATAATTGAAGTATCCATCTTCAAGTTCTCCGCATTTTGGACATATCAATTTGGACATCCGTTTACACTTTTCGTTAACACACCTATATTTGCGTTTATAATTGTGTAACAAAGTGATACCAGTTATTATTTTTTGGAATTGTTTATCTTCCAATAAACGAATGATTTTAGCTGCTTGATCACTATCATCTAAATCAAAATTAAACGAATCGCCATATTTTGTATTTATTCTTATCAATTGAAATCCTTATTGGCTAAAACCAAGCAAGGCAAAAGCGAACTAAAATTGTCTACTTACTTTCCCTTTTCGTCAAATTTCTTTTCGTTTTTAACATCCTCTTTGGGACTATTTTTCTTTGACGTTATAACGGGATTTTGCGTTGATGAATCGCTTTTGTTATTATGGGATTTAACGATATTTTTTCGAACAGGTTTCTTACTAACGTCTGAAGGTAGCACTACAAGATGTTTAAAAAAATCTTTGTGGTGTTTCTCTATCCAATTGTATTCGTCTGATGTTATTGTTTTTACGACTCCTGGAACAAAGTATAGAGCTCCTGGTTGAGAGCGCTCTACGCCATCACCGAATTCAATTTGACGAGGGTGTATATTTTTACGAACTTGTATTTTCACTAACGACATTTTACCCTCCATTTTCTATAAGGAACATTTATGATTGATTGGTGGCGTCTATTATTCTAGCCATCAATTCTTTCTTTGTCCCTTCGATATCTAATTCCAAATCGTTGGCAAGGGATTTCAATTGCGATTTCTTGAAATCTTTTAGCATCCCTTCTGTATAACCGGTATCTTCTTCCTCCTCTTCGTCTTCTTCTTCATATTCTTCGTCGTCTTCTTCGCGCTCTTCATATTCTTCGTCTTCGTAATGCTCTTCCTCTATTTCGTTTTCTTCCGGCTTTACAACGTTGTTGTTAACTTTCGTTTTGGATTTTGATTTCGTCTTTTTGATTACTTCTTTGACTACTTTTTCTTTTTCGTGATCCAATAACACAACATCGAAACCGTATTGGTTTTGGTAATATTGTATTTCTGCCGGATTAGTAAGGATTTGAGGACTTCCTTTACGGAATTTCCTCCAGTGGCTGTTGTGCGTGAAACTTCCTATCAGTTCCACTCTTGCTTTTATTGTCATTTTTGCCTCCAATTAATGACTAGAGTTAAAGATTAGAATTGGGAGTTTTCTCCCAATTCTAACAAGGTTGTGGAATTAAACGCCTTGGCCTACGTTACGAGTCTTCACCGCTGCCGTTAATTCTTCAATTTGCACCGCGACTTTCAAGGTTATAGCGTATTGGTTGACGCCCTTAAAGATGTCGCGGTCTTTTTCGATTCTAACGTCTCTTCCGATTCCTACGATAAGGTTGTTCATGTGCGTAAGAAGAATTTGAGGATTTGCGTCATACGTTACTTTGACCGTAGTGCTCTCTAATCCTGCGGCGTCAACAGGAGTAATAGTCCCGTTGGCTTCATCTAATGTGTAGTGTGTATCTTCCACATAAGGCGTAGTAGGAGCGTCATCCAAAGTAATCGGCGTAACAATAACGTTTTGTACGGGAGCGTTTGCTAACGCTACAGCGCCTGCTTCATAAGTTCCTAAAAGAACGTGTTGCGTTATAGAAGGCAAGAAGTCAAGCAGAGGAACGCCGACTATAGGAATGCCGAATGGTCGATGTCCCATTCCGCCCGCCACCGAATCGCCTAACGAAGTGGCTCTGGTGGAAAGTTTCTCGTAATAAATTTGCTCCAAATCAGGAGCCATATAGAAACGCATGTCCTTCAGTATGCGACGGAATTTGGTTGGCATCGCTCTAAACGTTTTACCGAGAACGCTAAGGCCGATGTTTGCTCCTTCTGCGTCAACAATATTTGCGCTATCGAGAAACTTCAACCAACCATCGAACAACGCTAAATAACTGTCTTTGATGTATTGAGTAGCGCTTCCACCGGGAACTATATTTCCTTCAATCTCTGCCGGACCTAACGTGTTGCCGTTGATATACAACTCTTCGATGTCGTTAGCGGCTTGTCGCGCCATCATAGAGATTATGTGATTTTCGATGCTATCGCCCTCGATGTTTATCTCTCGGAACGTATCGCCAATCTCAAAGGGAACCATAATCTCTTTAGGGGTTAGCGTGATTTTGGAGGTCGTAACGCCCCTACGAATTCCAGGGTCTCTGGCTTCTGATTTTGGTACAGCGAGTCTCGCGCCAACACCAATCTTATCGATATCCAGAGATTCATTTCTGAATCGGATAATCCTTGCGTTGTCTTTTAGCGCCGTTTCGTCAATCACGTAATCGATAAAACGATTTGATTGCGCCGTATTTAATTTACCGCTGCTAGCTAAGGCATCCGCCGTAATAACTGCTTTTTGGACTAATTCTTCATTCGAAATATCAGGCATTTTTATCTCCTATCGGTTTCTATTGTTACGTGTAAATTTGTTTACGACGGACAATTAAATAACACCCTTCCAAAAATTTTGATTCTTTTCTACTTTGTTATCGGTTTCCCCGTCGCCTTCTACGCTTTTCGACGGAGCAGCCATCTTTTCAATTTTCTCCATCCTGCTGTCAAGGTTCTTGGTGGTTTCCACTATCTTTTCCATGCCTGCTGATAACTTTGTAACAAAGTCTTCCATGGATTTGGTAATCGAACTCGAACCAAACGTAGTACCAGACGGCGTGTTTGTAGACGGAGAAGAACCAACCGGTATCTCTTGCATGCCAAGCTCTTTTGCTAACTTATTCAGCGTTTCTATGGCGGCTTTTAAAGCGGCCTCTCGTGTTGGCGTAAAACGCTTGGCTTTTGCTATTGCTTCGTACACCGCCTCTGATGCCGCTTCTTGTATAGAGACTTTTGGTTCTTCGATGTTCTTTTTGGTCTCCTCCCCTTCCTTCTCTTTCTTCTCTTCTTTCTTGACGTTCGTTTGTTTGTTGTCGCCTTCGTTTCCGTCTTTTTCGCCGGAATTATCAAAAGCCTTTGAGATGTTGTTAATCAAATCAGCAACTTGTTCCATTGCCTTTGCAACGGCTTCATCGGTGGCTTTATCGACTTCAACGGAAATCTTTTCGGGATTCTGTTGTCCAACATCGTCCTTTGCAACAACCTGGGTAGTTTCTTCGTTCTTCTCTCCGGGCATGTTTACCTCCTGTAAATCCTGTAAATTTTTAATAACAATGAAATGTTCTTCGTTTGCTGGGCTATCAACTATTGAAACCTCGTCTACACTTAATTCCACGAATCTTCTTTTTGGAACATTAGCCATTTAGTCCCTCTTTTTCATTACTTATGCTCTTAGCTTTTGCTTTCCCGCCAATGGAAAATCCTTTAAGTTTTCCATCGTTTACCATTTTCCATATTTTATCTTTTCCAACGTATACAGTCATAAGCCAAGAGCCTTCTTTAACCAAGGCGTCTTCAATCACAACGTCTTGTGGAGCAATCCACGATTCGTATAATTCGAATCCTGTGTCTCCAAAATATTTGTGCATCAACCCTAATTCAGTAGCCTTGTTATATTTAGAAAGGAATCGATGGGCCGCTTTGCGTATTACGTCTTTATCCATAATATCGCCTTGTGCGTCCACTACTTCGGGCTGTAATACTATTCCTGTTATCGTTCTTTCTTGTTTGTTGGATTTTATTATCGGGACAAATATGTTTTTATTAACATCCCCGCCAACTTCTTTTTTCTTTTTACGCTTTTCGTCTTCGTCTTCTTCTAAAGGTATTCCGCTATTCCCCACGGAAGCAGGATTTTTTTTGCCTGACGACGCCAAATCGTTTTCGCCAATAATTTTGGCGGTTACAGTTCTTCTATTTTTTTCTTCGGATGGAATTGCTATTCTTTTAACTGAGCTACTCAACATTCACCTCACGCGTATATAGATTAAAATGACTTATTGAAAATTAAAAAGAATGGCAAAAATTATTCATAATACTGACAATACAAATAAAAATAATTGTTATATAAGATAGCATATTTTACGTACCAAAATTATATACTACGTTATATTTTATGCTGCTTTAGAAGGAACGGGGAACGGAATAGGAGTTAAATCTTCAAACGATTCAACTTCGCTTGATACATCTATAGTACACCTACACCTAAAATGGTATGGCGGTAAAGAAAGACCCATAGACGCTAAAGAATCGGTACTCTTGCCTATTACTTTAGAACTAGCTAACCACGGATGTATCTTTTTAATATCTTCCGGAGATGAAGATTTGAATTCTTTAGTTATTTGTTCTAAACCTTGTTTTACGTCGAAAGTTTTTCCTTGTAGGCTAGCGCATACTTCACACATCCTACTTCCGCCTGGATTAACAATTTCATATCTTGTTATTCCTATTTGCGAAAAAGAGCGCATTTGACCATACACTCTTCCTACTGTCATAGCATTAGAAACTAAACCTTCAAAATATTGTTTTTCAGTTCCAACGAATCCGCCCGGAGTTATGAATTTGCTTAAAATCTCCTTGATACGTTCTCCCATTAATTGGCCTGCTAATGAAGTTGATTCGCCAGCTTCTACCATAACAGACTTGGCCGTATCTTTTACCGAATCGGATATATTTTTATCGTAATGTTCCCCGACCCAAAATATATTTCTGTTTTCTAAAGCTTCCATTGTATTTTCATCTACCAAATCAAAATCAACAGAAATGTTTGAGTCTGCTTTTTTAATAGGAGTTGTTTTAGGGATATTGAATTGTAATGATGCGGATGTTTTGCCCGAGGCTTTTTTATAACCGGCTATTCTAGCCAATTTGTATACTTCTCGCATTTCAGAATTATAAACAGGAAGAACATCTCTTGACCATTTATTCATTATCCTGTTTATGCTTGACGAAATTGTTTTATAGGATTTCCTATTTTTAGCCAAACTAATTGCCGATTTTGTGGCTTCGCTTCTTCTAACATTCCACTTCCCCTCTAAATACTTCCGAAGCCTCATTTCAGCTTTGGCTATTCTAGATATTTCTTTTAACCCTAAAGCTTTTTCCACCCATAAATCTGCGTACAACAAATCCAAGTATGATTTGTCTATAAGCGAATAGGGCGCTTCCTCGCAGGTATTACACACGATTAGCCTCCCTATACATCCATATCAGTTTCGGTCAATTCTATTGGCGTTCTTTCACTCTCTATGGCTTTCTCGAATTCGCTTTCTAAATAAGTTCTCCAACTTGCAACATTCTTAATAACATCGGCAATTTGTTCAGCAGATTTATATTCCATCTTCAACGCCGTAACTTGTTGCCCTGGTTCGGACGCATCTGCTTGATTCTTTACCGCTTCTGCCATAGTAAGGCTAAACGGTATATCCGCTGGAAAATCTTTCGGGAAGGGCGGGAGTTCTTTACTTAATATGTCCTCCAATATCTCTCTTGCTATAATTGGAGTCATTCCTCCAGTTTTCTCGCTACCAGAAAGTATCTTTACTAATTGTTGATTGTCCGTTGTATTAGGACTATTACTACAATATTTGTGATAAATTATTCCCATTTCAGGAAAAATAATTCTATTCATAAATTCGTCGAATGAATTACGTTCCGGAGCAAATATCTGTTCGTCCGCTAAAACTCTTGAAGATTCTGCCGTAGTTCTTGTATATTCGTCGGTTCTTCCTACGAATATAGGCGGCAATCTCCAGA